GTTTAAAAAGTTGCTAAATAATTTCGACACGTCGGTACTCCAGTTTCCGAGGCTTGTTCGGACCCATCATACCAACGTGTTAAGTTCTAGTCGTCCTCACTGCTGAGAGAGAATTTGCATCGCTATCGAAACTGACTGTTCATCAAAAGGCAAACCCGCCGACTTTAATATTTCGCCTATGACGCGAGGCATTTCGGTTCGCTGCCATTGCTTGCTTGCGGCATAGTCTTGGGGGTCAACGCTGGTGAAGCTGTCCTGCAAAGCACCATTAACGGAAGCTACAAACTGGTCTGTCATGCCAGCTTGCAATGCTGCGGTGTTATCGCCACCCGCCTCTGTTTGCGATTGTTTGTCCTCTAACCTTGCGGCGTTTCTTCTAGCTTGCTCCACTTGATATGGTAGATTTTGTTGCAAAACCTCGTCGCTTGCACCACCAAATACTCTTTGAAACCCTTCAGCCAATGCGCCGCCCTCGCCAGTACGATTACGGTTTGTTGCAAATGCTCTGTGTATTCCAGCCCCCGGCAATTTGCTTTTGCTTATGTCGTTTGAACCGGGGGGCGGTTCCACGACTAAGCCATTGGCCTTAGCTGCCGCTGCTGTCATTCTCTCGCCCTTAACAAGCTGCCCGTCTACCAAGTCGTAATAAAAGAACGGGTTAAGAAGTTCGCCATTGGCGTCTTTAAACGTCTTGCCAATTTTCCTGCTATCGGCTGTCACCATTGCATACGCGGTTTCGCCTGCTTTGTTCTCAGTACGTGTGAGCCACTCTGGTTTTACCAGAGGCTTAGTATCTAAAATTCTTTGAAACAAACCTTTGGCAAGAAGGTCTATGCTGGTTTTTGGTTGAGTAGGAATTTTTATAACAGACCACCGCACTTCGTCTTCTTGCAGCCCTGCTACAAAAGTCTCTATGCCAGCGGTTAAATCATTGGCAATCTTTTCTTGGACTTTTTGTACCGCTTCTGGGGTGGCAGTGATCGGTAAGTTGGCAATGTCCCTTTGCAACTTTTGGATTGCGATAGCTGATAATTGCTTAAACGCACCGTCCTCGTAGGTTTGGTAATAAGTCTGTGGCGGTGGTATGCCGTCTTGCATCTGGACCGCTTGACCTTGTATCCACCCCGCCATGTCACTCGTGGCTGGTAGCATCAATGTGGCTTTAGCAATGTTCACAACCTCTTGCATTTCTTCTGGCGAAACTTTGTCTGGTTCTAGCCCCATGCTTCTTACTATTTCCAAAACAGTAGCACTGACTTGAACTCTCTTGTCCATTCCAATGTGAGCTGTATTGGCCAAGGCTCTAAGAGCAACTCTTGCTACTTGAGCCGCAGGATCGTCGCTCATAATCAATAGGTCTGCGGCCTTTTCATTGTCCCAGTATTCGACACTAGCGTTCCAAGTCGCAGTTAAAGCGGTGACGTGTTTATCATGGTTTGTCTGCCACAGTTTTGCGTGCGCGTAAGCGCCACGGGTGTCTAGTCGATTGTAAATCTTTTCAAACTCTGCTGGAAATTTTTCCTCGCCGCCTGCGCCGTCTGGGCTAATCATTTCGTAAGGGGCCATCCCCAACATTTCTCTGTGATTGTTTAATACCTTAAACGCTTTACCTTTTCTCTCTCCGATATTGGCTTGTGTAAATATTCTGTCTAAGTCTGTACCATTGTTTGAAACAAATTCTAGCAACGCGGCCTCGTCGTCGGCATTTTCTTGGGCTATCGCACCCTCGCTGCCAATGGTTAATGCGCCCAGCAATTCGTCAAAGTGCCTTTCGTAAATACCGGGATCAAGAGCTTTTAGTACATCATAGTCGTTAGTGGTATTCTCCAGCAACGTCGTGACGTATTCTCTGCGCTTTCCGTCATCGTTATATTTTTGGAGAAGTTTCCCAGCATGTTCAAACGACTGTGTTAGTGATTGCTTAGCTGCATCTAAATTGTTGTTAGCCTGAGTTATTCTTTTGGGTTTGTTGGCTGCGCGTAAGTTGGTCCCGTATATTTCAATCTCAGCGTCGGTAGGTATTCCCAGCCCCTCTCGTGCGAAAAAGGCTTTAGCCGCTCTTTCCAATTCGGCTGGGTCAGTAGTGTCCACGGCCAAATTTGCGTCTACTTTATTTAATGTTTCACTTATATAGCTGGGCCGATACGTTTCGTATTCTTTTGTGGCCATCAACATATACTTATCCACGGCGTCTTGGTCAGGGACAAAGCCGTTTGGGAATGAATTTTTAAATCTTTGTTCGGCTAACTGTTTGAACGCCTCTACTGTCGTGCTGGTCTCAATCAGGTCTTGAAATCCTGCTGCACCCTGTGAGGTTGCGGTACTATTATAATCGCTCATAAGCCTAGATACGGTGCTTTCTCTTAGCGATTGAATAGCCCTCTTATGACGTTGGGGGGCGTTGTCGTATGCGGAGGCCCATTGACTGTCACTTTTAAGGTTCATAAACCCTTGGTCTCTGTAATACTGCTGGAAATCTGCTTGCTGGTTTAAAAAGTTGTTGTTCTTGAACCAGTCAAAAGTGAGCATATCTCCTTTTATGCCAGCGCTTTTTAGCTGCTCTTGATAATTGGCATAGGCAGCGGTCCCACCGGGTTTCACTTTACCGTCTTGGTCTTTTTCCTCTGTTTCATGGTCTGTCCCAATGTGGGACAGGGCAAGTTCTTTTGCTATTGCCAGTTGGGTTTGGACATTGCCCAGAGCATTACTAGCCGCAACGGTCTGCTTGTTAGCTTGTATCTGGCCAAGTCGTTTAGAAGTTTCTTGCAGTGCGCCAGACGAAGGAAGGCCAGCACCGAAGTAAGACGTGCCGCCAGACAGAGACGACTTGTAGTTAGCTAAGTCTTCGGTGCTAACCTTTGCGCCCATGTCGGCGTTCATCTTAACATAGCTCTGGAATAGCTCCGCATTTTCAGAGCGACGTCTACGACTTGTGTCGACGGCTTCGTTGTAGCCCTTGCGAAATGCGTTGCCTAATCTCATTTTGCTGGTCCTTTTTGGTACTTTGGAACGCCAGCGCCAAGACCCGCCGTTCTGTAATACTCAAGCTGACGGTCTGTATCGCTCATAACGTCTACGCGCTTGTCGTTTAAGCCAAAGGTAAAGCCAAGGTTCGGTGCGATCTGCTCGCCAAACCTACCAACCGACGAACCGAAACTTTCCGAACTATCGGCATACTGATCCGCAGCCGTTTGGCTAATGTCGGCTTGCTGATTGTATGCTGTCTGCATCATCTGTGGTGCAAAGTTAGTGAGCAAAGCGCTTTCGGCGTCAATCGCCGCTGAGTACACACCCTTAGTTTCATCCAGCATACCCGTTCTGCCAGAGTTTAAAGCGTCTGCATAGTTTGTGCTTCTCGCAATGGCGCTGTCGAACGCCATGTTGTCTAGCTCTGCGACCTTATCCATAGACTTCTCTACGATGTCGGCCTGTCGGTCACTGTTATACGTGCTGCTACCCAGACCGCGATCAATGTTGGCAGCGGTCTCCGACGAAGACACCCGCTCAACTATGTCCATATAGCTGGACATGTAGTTGGTGCGTAGATCGTCATAGTTTTTCTTTATGCCGTCTTCGTCGACCATGTTGTATTCACCCAGCTTTGCGCTGGCTTTCCTAATCTCATGGTCGAGCATACCTGTTCGCTTTATAAGCTGCTCTTGCGCTTGCAATTCCGACTGACGTCTTGATGCCGCCATAGCTTGATACTCAGCCGCAAGCTGTTGTTGGAAAGCCATCTGGTCGCGTGCAATAGCTTCGTCTTGCATCATAGTCGTAAGAGACATGCCCATATCAAAGAAAGAGCCGCCTGCTTCGGCCATCATTCTTCCGCGACTGCCTTCTTTTAACGCGCTTCCGAAACCCCTACCACCAGCTTCCCCTAGATTTGCCGCCATATCTTAACTCCTAGCCGTACTTTGAAGCATTACCAGCTTCTCTTTTACCTATCAGATTACGCCCAAAATTACCTGCTCTCAGGCTTTGTGGGCCGTAGCCAAGGTCGAACCCGCCAAGACCGCTGCCGAACCCAGAGCCAGCCGCCATCCGGTAATTCACGTCGTTGTTAAGTGCTTGACCGGGAAGTGGCTGTTCGCCTGTCGTGGCGACGTCTGAGGCCATTTCCGTTCCTACGACGTCTGTCTGCTCCATGCTGCCTTCTGGCAAAGGGTTTTCAACCGCGCCATCTACGCCGCCTGCTAAAGCACGACTTCCGAAACCCTCACCGCCTTCGCCTACTGCGCCGGGGCTTTGATTAGGAACAGTCGCTTCCATACGTGGTAGCCCTGCGGCACTTGCGTATTCGTCGCCTAAGAAAGACGCGCCAGCTCGCGCCGTGTCAAATGGCGAGAACATCTGGCTTGCGCCTTCGCCACCTAAAACCAGCGTCAAGTCGTCATCGCCCATACCCGGCACGCCGCTGGCTTGCTTAGTCGCGGCGTCTTTAATGAACTCGTATTGGTTGCTTGGCGTGCCAGCGTCCGAAGTAATAAACTGCTGTGGCCCAATGGTGTCAGGGACCATGTTCATTGGGGCCGCTGGACCGGGCCGCGAAACTGCTGGCGCTGGTGTTGGTGCTGGCGCTCTTGATCTTCCACCCATAGTTTGTCTCCTATCCTATAACCACGCCAATGCGCTTGTCGTTTAATCCACTGCGTCGTTTGCTGCGTGCTTGCTGCATACGGTTCACTGGCGTCATCTTAGCAGTTCCATAGTTTCGGTTCGTCCCACCCTGTTGAAGGTAGCGAACTCCGTTCATATCTGGCTGCGCACTGAACAGCGGGTTGTTAGACGCTGAGATTGTAGGCTGACCGCTAAGGCTAGTCGGCTGCACAGAGTTAGGGTTGGCGCTCTTGGCGTTGGCTAACAGCCACGCTTCCCAATCGAAGTCTGGTGAGCCAGCCGCCACGTCCCCAGACGTGTCCGACAGGCCTGTGTTTTGCAATGTAGAAATAGCAGGGGCTTCTCGTGGAGTAGGGCTTGCAACTGAACTGTTCTCTGCTCCGTCATTTAGACTTGCCCCAAACCCGCCAGTCTCTTCTTGGTTTTGTTGTTGTTGGGTACGTGCTTCCCAAGGCGACTTGATGTCGCTGCTCATAATTCCTGGTGCTACGTCTTGCATTTTGCCGCCGACGTAAGAGCCAATGCCTTCTGTAAGCCCGACACCTGTTGTTACTGCGCCAACCGTTGCCTTACCAACGCTGCCTGTGCTGTCGTAGATTTTTTGGCCGACATAGGGCGCGGCTTTGCCAGCCGCGAAGTCGCCAAGAGCGCCTCCTAGTGCATTGCCGTAGTCGAAGCTGGACGTGCTTGCTGTGCCTTCCCAGTCTGGCACGCGAGGCCCGTATGTATTCATGTTCTCATACTGCGTGCCAGTGGCAAAAATGCTGCCAACAGGCCCAAGCACTGACCCAGCCACTATGCCTTCAATCAAGTTACCAAGACCCGTACCAAACCGCTGGCCAAAAGTGTTCGTGCCTACGTTGCCTGCGGCGTCGGAAGCAAGGTTGCGCTGGAATGGTTCGTTGTAAGCGTCAGCCAGATCGTCAAAGCTAGATTGATTTGTGCGGTTGTTATAACCCGAACCTTTGAAAGTTTCTTTAATTGTAGAACCAAGAGCGTTGCCCAAAGGATCGTTAAAGTCAGAGCCGGGGAACGAATACTTTGTGCCGCCACTGTATTTTTTACGCATCAGCTCGGCCAGCATCTTAGTCGCTGCCTGCTGGTTTTCTAGCGTCGGTGGCCCGTACCCCATTTGCGCGTTAGTCGGGTCAAACCCTTCTAATAAAAAACCGCCCTTGCCCATGCCGACGTTGATTAAGTCTTGGTCGACGAAGGGCAGACCAGTGTTAGCTTTGTCCCAGTTAGTCTTTGCCGCTTTGTACGCTAAGTCGTAGGCGGTCTTGTTGTCGTAGTTATCGCTGATCGTGTCCCGCGTGCTTTTGTAATTACCAGACTGTAAAAGCTGACCGTCTTTACCGACTGCGCCAGTCACGCCTTTGTTCGTTGACGAGTAGCCTTTCTTCGCCAGCTCAGCATTTATTACTGCTTCTCGTTCTTCCGCAGCCCTGACCTGTGCTTCAAGATCGCTGTCGCCACCGTCGTTAGTATTTGGCGACGTGACTTTAGGCAAATTCGTAGGCCGCGTCTGTGGGCGCTTGCTTGTCTTTAGGTCTGGGTTTCCAGCGACATTGTTGTCACTGCTGTCGTCGTCGCTACCGCCGCTGCACATGCTATAAGTCCTTCTGAAAAATGTAGCCCGTCTGGGTGTAGCCGTTCTTTTGAGCAAACTTGTCCCAGCCATTACGGACGCCATTATTGCACGGCATAAACAGCAAGACTTCTGCGTCGTTGTATCTTGCCCAATGCTCAAACTTTTTCATAAAGCGTAATGCAGTTGAGCCGCCACGATGCAACGGATGTATATACATGTTCTGCTCTATCGCCAGCGTGGTTTGGCCAAAGTAGTGTTTACTCAAGTTGGCAAAGAACATGCCCGTTATGCCGTCGTCGGTCACAATGTCTTCGTCTACTAAGCTCAGTTTCTCTTCGCTTTCGATGTAAGACTTTAGCATAAACTGAACTTTGTCTTCGTCGAAGTCGTGGTTTGAAAACACACCTTCACTGTGCATAACCTCACCAAGCACCGCCAGCGGTGACACGTCTTCAAGAGTTGCCATACGGATCATGGCGCTCTCCCATACGTCGGGCCGACGTAGTCGTAGCCTAGTCGCTTGGCTATAATATCAAAGCCTGCGTGGATACTGACAGTCGGCTCAAAGAATATGCCCTTGCATTTGTTTAAAGCGGCCCAACTTCGCAGCTCTCGCATAAAGCTCATAGGAACCTTGAGGTTCCCACGGTGGTTAGGCTCAATATACATCAGCCTTTGCTCAGCTATGAGGTCGCTGCCAAAGAAGGTCTTGGATATTTGTGCTGAAAAGAAACCCACAATCTCACCTTCTTTCTCGTAAACCATGAACATCCAGTCTGGCTGCTCGTATGTTAGCTTTGCGTGCGCCATCATGTCGTCGGCGTCTACGTCGTATTCTTTGTAGTAGCCCTCGGCTATCATATCGAAAGCAAGGGCTACGCATCTGTCTATGTCTTCCGCTTCGGCCAAGCGGATTAGTTCCTTCATACCAGTATCATGTCCCCAAATCCCCTGCCGCGACGTGCAGTAGTACCCGCAATGGCGCGAGCAAAAGCACTCTGATCTTGCCTACTTGAGTTTTGGTAATTGTAGCCGCCCGTATCCCTGTCGCGTACTTTGTCTTGATACGTCACGCCCTCTGGCAAGTAAGACATATTCATGGGAGCGACAGGGTTAGACTGGGGTATCGTGGCCGAAAGGTTCGCGCTCTCGTTTTTCTTGAACTGGTCGTAGTATTCGTTAGGTAAAATCTCTGCCATTGGAGCTACAGGGTAGCTGCTGGCAGTTAGGTTTGGCGGCTTTGGAGGGGGCGCGGTCTGCGAACCTAACATAGCACCTATGCCTGCACCGTAGTTTGCAGCCTGATTGGTTGTGACTGCCTTGAAGCTGCCCTTCAGAGCTGCCTTCAAATCGTCAAGCGTTCCTTCGTAGCCATCTTTCTTGCCTAGAAATTGGTCTTGGTCTTTTACGGCTTTCCGCGCTGTTGTTTCTTCCGCACTTTCAAACATTTGCCCAGCGCCACGTCCGACGTAGGAACCAAGGCCAGCACCTAGACCTGTGTAGAGCGCAGACTTAGTGTCTTGCCCTGTCAGTTTGCCAAGACCCGCCATGCCCACACCAGTCACCGCCGACTGCGCCCAAGGATTGTTGGCCACATAGTCTGCGCTTTTGGTTAAAAAGTCGTACCAAGCAAACTTTTGTGCGCCTGTCTTTTCGTCGTAGTTGCCATTGGGGTCGCCCGATATGTACTGACGTTCGTCGCCGCCTTCCGCACGAATGGCGCGAGCAATAGCCATGCGAACTTCTGGGTGTCGTTCGCCCACGACTTTAGGCAGAACCATTTCTCCCGGCTCTGTGTAGGCTATGCGTGTGTCGCCGCCATCCATGCGGTGATAGTGGATAGCGTCTGCTTGGTCGACGACGGGGATCATTCCGTTGCCGTCTTCTGGCAAGCTGCCGTTCATTTGTGGCTTCGGGATTTTATTTTTCGCGCTGCGTTTCGGAACTCCAGAGTTTCTTTTGTTGGCCTCGTTTTCAGTATCGGCCAAAGACATGTCGTTCGTGTAATAGTTGTTGACCTCAAAGCGTTCCATCCGCGCATCTGCACGGTTGCCTTCGGGCATAGCGGCGGCAGGGTTTTGCCCTAAATATTTTAACGCCATGTTGTTGTTGAAACGACGCTTGTTCTCTATCATCGTTGTCTCAGGCTCAAGAGGTGGCGGCAATGCCTGCCCTAACAGCCGCCTCAACCCTTGCTTGTCCATATCCATAAGCGACAATTCAGCACCAGCATTAATGCTGGGGTTGTTGTTCGGCAGATAATATTTTTGCTCTGGGGTAGTTTCTCCGTACTTCATGTAATGGTAGGCTTCGTTCCGAGCAGCGTCGCGGTCAAACTGATCCATGTCTTCGATGTCGCCTTTCGGCGTCTGAAAATACGGGTAGCTCTCTTTGTTAAGTCGGCGTAAAAAATTTGCGGCTGTCTCGCCTTCTCTTGGCCCTGCCATGCTCTTTCTCCTTATACGTTGACTGTCGCGGCTGCGATGCAAACCTCAAGGCTCTGCCCCGAAGAGTTGTTTGTTACGACCAGCTCAATCCGTTTACTTGCCACAGTCCCGTTGATCTCAATGACCGTGGCGATGTTGTCAGACTGCAAGCTAGACGTCGCCGCGTATGTACTGCCGACAGCAACGCCGTCGACTGAGATTTGCAGCGTACAAGTTCCAGACGACAGCTTGTATGCTATGCCGTCGATACGAATTGTCTGTTTCCAAATGCGCGACAAATAGTAAGTCTTGTTGCCAATGTTCGCGCTGCTGTCTTCGTGTACCGAGAAGAATGGGATCGACACGGTTGAGAATGTTTCGGGTAACTGTGTAACTGGTAGGTTGCCCGAAGTGTCTAGTGTTGCGACGCCGTTGGCTGCGCCCATGTAAGTTTTTGGGACAACGGAACTGAAGTCGATGTCGCCGTATTGCAACCCCGTACCTGTACCGTTGACGCGCACAAACTGGTTCGCGTTAGTCTGAACAAATGTCGGCAATGAACTTTCTGGGCTAGTCTCCAACCACTGCGTGCCTTCGTAGAATTTTAGGATCGCCGGGGCCAATGACGTGTCCAGCCACAAGTCGCCAGTCGCAGGGCTAGTTGGGGTGGAAGACTGTGACAGAATGTTGGCTTTGTTGGTCAGCGTTGTCGCCAGCGCAGAGACTTTAGACTGCGGGATTTCGTTGTCGGAAACCGCTAGTTTGGCGAAGTTTATAAAGCCCGACGCATTGGTGTATTCGTCTTCAAACATCATGCCAGCCACCGTCTTGAGTGACTGGTTCTCCACGGTCATAATCGTAACCTTGTCGCCAGTTGTTAGCTGGTTCGACGTGTCGACGAAGGTGATAGTGTCAGACGTGGACGACGACAGATAGTCTGCGCTGCCGCCCGGTTGTTGCAAGATGCCGTTGCGCCAGACTAATATCTTTTCGTCGTCGGTGTGGACAAACGACACGAGAGTAGTCGAGCCAGAGATTTCGTTATCAACACGACGGAAGTTCGTGACAGACTGAGCGCGGATTGAGTAGATAGATACTTTGTCGCCAAGGGCCACGGCTGGGCTTGTTGTCGCAAGAGTGACCGTGTTGGCAGTAGTATCAAATGTGTACTGGGCTGCGGTGCTTGCAGTCGTCTCGTCGTGCAAGAGCAGGCCGTTTCGGTAGACGACAATGGTTTCTGTGCTGGGGTCAAACGAATAAGCCAGCACACTATTTGCTGCGCCGACTGCGCCCGTCGCTGTCCCACCTGACCCGCTACCGCCTGTGATGGTGACTGTCGGTGCGGCTGTGTAACCAGAGCCAGCACTTACTAATGTGATCGCTGTCACTGCACCGCCAGCAGAAATTGTTGCGGTGGCGGTTGCTGTCGTGCCTGTGCTTTCTTGAGGGGCGGCAACCGTGACGGTTGGAACGGTTGCGTAGTTCGCACCGCCTGCTGTGACAGTGATCGCAGAGATGGGGCCACCGACTAATATGTCTGCTCTGTTAAAAAAGAACGGGCCTTCGACGTTGCCTACCGACGCGCCTGCTGTGCCTCGGAAGGTCGAGACGTCTGCGATTGTAACCCAGCCAGTTTCCGCACCAGCGTATTGGCCAATGCGGTATTGTATGCCTGCGGTGGCGTCGAGGCGCATCTGGATCGGGCCGTCGAACACGCCTTCTTCGTTAAAGATTGTAGCCATCAACTCTGCTAAGGTCTTGTCGCCTAGCTCTGATGTATTGAGGTAACGAATGACGTTCTCAAAATCTGTGTGGATGTTGCCAGAGTTCACATAGTTTTGCGGGTGTTGCTGTCTTAGTCGTGCCATTGCCTAGCTCCTTACTGTGACTGCGAAGCCGATTATTTTCAGCAGCCCTTTGCCTTTTGTGGTGAAACGGAATTGAACGCCTCTGTATCTATGCTCAAACTTGCGTTCGTATTGTCGGTTGAGCGGCACGTCTGGGAATTTGTTCTCTGCGCCGTCGCCTTCGATCAAAAACTGCATGGCAGAGAGGTAGCGGCCTCGCTCGTCGAACGCCTCGATTTGTAACTCACCTTTGCCTGTGGCTTGGAGAATGAAGCTGTAGCTTTCCTTCGTGTCGTTAATCGCGCCCTGCCAAAGTATTGGTGTGTCGACTATCATTTCTGGGCTGTCGGTGACTAAGTCCTCAACACTACTTCTATCCCAAATTCCACCGGGCGTTCCTATCAGTGTAGTGCCACCAAGCTGCCTGCCGCACGAAGCGTTAAGAAACTCGCCCGTCGACCATTTGCTTTCGCCGCCTTTCATCGGATTGAGGGACAAGGTTAGTCGCTTGGTGATCTGGTCTGAAAATGGAAAGAATATGTGGTACTGGCCTTCGTCTTGATCGTAGAAAGCATTGATGCTTTCAAAGTCGTCCACATGGCTCAGCAGCTCACGGTACGTCAAGTCGATCTTGTTTGACATCGGTACAGTGTAAAGTGTCACGCCGTTTGTTTCTGATCGACGTAAAGAGTGTACGCCGTCGCGTGCGCAAAACATAAGGTCTGCGCCAGCCATCTTAATTGTGTTGTGGCTAATGCAACCGACGTTGACGTTAGCTTTGTCGTTGATCTGCCACTGGGTATAGTCTGGGTGTATTTCGTACACTAACGTCTTGTCGTTGGTGAACACAGCAAGACGTGAGTTTTCAAAAACGCCAAGGCCTGTAATCTCGTCAGCCGTACCGATGATGTTGCCGACGTCAATGTCTGCGGCTTTCAAGACAGAGGGAGAGTTAGCGTCTTCGTCGCTCGTAAATATTTCGCCCTCGTCTACTCGGCTAAAGTCTATGACGGTACGCTTTCCGGGCATACCCGCGATAGCAAGCCGCCGCTGGATCGAAACAATAAAGGCAGGGCGTGGGTCGCTGTTCGCAGTAATGTCTGCCCACTTAAACCCGTTATACTTATACATCCCATAGTCACGGCTTGCGAATACGACTTGATCGTTAAAGATTGTCGAGGTGACAACCGCCGCCTTGGGGTAGACTTCTGGCTTAATGTGCTGGCGTTCTGATTTTAAGGTTGTGCCGCCACCATCTATTTGCGCCCAGACAGCCAAGTTACGACCAAAGAAGTTGACGTGCTTGATGTACTTGTTGGTTTCCGTGCGACTAATGGCTCCGGGGTCGCGCACCATTGTACCGCGCCAATCGGCATAGCCGTCTTGGATACGAAACATGTGCTGCTTCTTACCTGTGTCGAGAGCGCCAACGTCACGACTTGCGTCGATGCCTTGGAAGTCTTCGTAGGGGTAGACCTTAACCTTTACCCCGCTGGGAGCGTATGTCGTAGACAATCGTTATCTCCCAGTGTTGTAAGATTGCGTGCCTGTCGGCCTTTGGGATACGTCCCACGGGCTGACTTCGATTGCGCCACTGCCATACTTGCGGTGGTACAAAACGCGGTTCATCATTTTAAAATACATCGGGCCGTAGGCTTCGATCTTGTTCGACTGTTGCTGGACCGCATAGTGATACAGCAATCCCGAAACCATAATGTTGTCGGGGATCGGCATGACCTCAGACGGGTGCGTGTAGTAGTTCATTTCCGGGTGGTCCCAGTATGGATGGCCCCGCAAGTCTTCTATGACGAGGTTCGCAAACTCTATGAACATCATCATTACTTCGCCGTCGACTGTTCCGGGGTGCATGTCGCCGTAACGACGTAGCGACTGCATGACCAAGGCTTCTAAATTGGAGTATGGCGAGTTGAGGTGCGGGTTGTTGCCAGAGAAACGGTTACGCTTCTCTCGTGCTTGGTCGCCTTCTCGCCAAGCTGTGTCGGCGGCTTTAATCGTGGTGGCGTCAATGTTTCCACGCAAGTCTACCGCACCGACGACTGACTTGCCGTCTTCGTCTTTGTGACGAGGCTCATCGTTTGCAGGCAGTTTGCCTGTGATAGTCGCGCTGTCGTAAGTACGGTAGGTTGCCATTAGTCTTCCTCCACTCGCGTAATGCGGCCCTGCACCACAAACTCGTGCATTACAAAACGCTCAACCAAGTGGTCGGGTACAGACC